CAACTGTGAATACATCGGGATAGGAATTTTGCTTTTTATAATTTCCATGAGTTCAGAGAAATACAAGTGGGGATTTAGAATGCCAATAATTCTAAAGGCTTGTGACTTGGTTGATTTCTGGCTGACAGGGAATCAAGGATGGGGAAACCGATGGGTAACGATGAACACGATCTCAGTAGTAATTTTTGCAGTATTTTTGGGTTACTATTCAATTGAATATTTAAATGAGTCCTGAATTAATCATCGGTCTTTTTGCTTTCTGCATGGTGGTAGCCTTGTTAGGTTTCGCTGTGTTCATGAAATCTTTAATGAACGATACTTTCGGCGGGATAAAGCAAAGCCTTGACGAGATCAGGGCATTAGCTGAAACAAAAAAAAAGACGATTATATCCCGGGTTCTAATGCTAAACTCATTGATAAAATCAGAACTAAAATAAAAATCATCACTCATGACAAATGAAGAACTAGCGTTAATATTCGGAGTTGTTGGTGGAATCCTGACCTTACTTTTTGGAGTCATTAGTTATTTCCTTCACGGAGTATTAACTGAAGCCAAAGAGGTAAGGGTTGATGTTCAGAAGATTCTCGTTATCATGGGTATCGCTACAAAGGAAATTGAAACAGCCAAAACAGATATTAATTTCATGAAGATCAAGCAGCAGGACAACGAACAAAGTTGGACGGAACTTTACCAGAAGTACGATTTAAAATTGAAGAAATGATCTCCAAAGAACAGTTACACGAAATTATGCCTTTTGCCACCGGTGAGAACTTGGAGAAATTCACAAATCCGCTCAATGAAACGATGGTGAGATTTGAAATCAACACCCCCCAAAGAATAGCCTGTTTCCTCGCTCAACTCGCTCATGAATCAGGTAGCCTGAAATATACCCGCGAAATCGCATCAGGGGCCGCATACGAGGGTCGAAAGGATTTAGGTAACACACAACCAGGGGACGGCATTCGTTTTCGAGGAAGAGGAACTATACAATTGACCGGACGTGCAAACTATCAAGCCTTGACCGATGCTTTCGGGGTGGATTTCGTGGCCAATCCTGAACTTTTAGAGGGGCCGGTTTACGCTTCAATGTCTGCTGGTTGGTTCTGGAAAAAGAAAGGGCTTAACATTTTTGCGGATAAAATGGACTTCACTACGATCACCAAGCGCGTGAACGGTGGCCTTAATGGGCTTGCAGATAGAATGAAATATTTTGAACTGGCTAAAAAAACACTTGGAATATGAGCATTTTTACTAAAATACTTTCAGGCGGTGCAGACGCAATAATAAAAACCGTTTCTGACACCGTTGACAAATTCGTCCAGACTCCCGACGAGAAGGCTAAAATCATAGCAGATGCAACCAAAGAAGTGAATAGGCATTTCGAGGCATTACAGGCTTCTAGTGATGACATAGAAAAGGCCTACTTACAAGACGTACAAAACGCCCGAGCCTTACAGGTCGCGGCCCTGAGCCAGCAGGACAACTTCTCAAAGAGGTTCCTTTATTATCTGGCAGGATTCATTATTTTCTTTACAATGGTTTACGGGGTGCTTTTATTTTTTCTTGAAATCCCGGAAAGCAACAAAAGGCTTATTGAAATGTTCCTGGATATTTTCGTGTTCTCCGGGTCGTTGTCTGTGATTTACTTCTTCTTTGGAAGTTCAAAAGGAAGCCATGATAAGACGGAAGCGGGGATGGATTCGAAGAAATAAAAAAACGGCCAACCTTTCGGTCAGCCGTCTAACCCGAAACTAACCTTTCTTATAACCATCGTAGTAAATCGCTGCAACTAAAAATCCAACTAAATAATCCATATCCCATCCTGTAATTTTATGAGCCATGATTCCAGCGAAACCAATTACAAGACCGATCATTAATAAAACCCCCATATCCTGAATCCATGTTTTCATTTCTTTTCGTTTACGTGTGTCTGAGTTTTAAATTATTAGCGATGTAATTGTGAATTTTATTGGTTTTCCTCTCAAGCCGATCACTTCTCCATTGACAGGTACCGTGAATTTGTTGAATAGTCCTTTGGGATGGGTCTTTTGAAAAGATAAACGTTTCGTATTGAAAATATTGCAGATGCCCCAAGTCATAAAAAATGGCCGCACTGCTTACTCTTATCGTAGGAGTAATCTGTGTTTTGCCAAGGTCAATATTTGCACTCATTTCTTTATCTCCGTTTGTGATTTGTAGTAAATATTGTAAGCGCGATTCGAGCAACTAAAACAAAGTGCTATCAACAAACAGATAGCGACAGTAGCGCAGATCCGGGCGGCGGTTTCTAGGTGGGTCATTTTCAATCTTTAAAGTTTTCCAAAAATTTTGATGCCGCCTTTCCGGCAAGATTAACACTATGTTCTGGTGCACCTTTATTTTCGGCCACTCGTCTAATCTCTTCAATTAGGTTTTTAGCGACATCCATCATCTCACCAAGATTGTTCAGGCGGTCATGATCGGAGTTTGTTTCCCCAATGGGATGAACTGGCCCAATTAATTTCTTAATAATGTCTGTGTATGTCATATAGTTGGGTTAATTGTTTCCGAGTCGAAAAGTGATATTATCATACCTAAATGTACAGTACGCATATAGGCGGAACGCTCCCGCATTTTGATACGAATACCCTGTTTCGGGCCAGTGGTGAGCGGATAGGATGGAGGAAAGGGTTTTCATGCAAATTCTTTTTCAAGCACAACCTCTACCATATTACTTTGAGTCCTGTTCTCTTTCTTTGCCCGTGATGCAATTTTATCCCAAAGCACCTCATCTAAATTAATGCTTTTCTGCTGTCTATTGGGGTTTTTTTTGCTTTTCTTTGCCATAGTTGGAAATGTGGTGTAAGTCGGTTTATCTTTCGGAAGATTTAAAACAAAACGCCATGCTACTCAACCAGTCCAGCCTTCCAGATTTCCCAACACAACCAGAACCCGAAATTTTGACTGTCTGCGATTGCTGTAACTCGGCCCGTCCCGAAAACGAGGTTCATTTATTCACTGCCATCTACGGAGGCTGGAACGTTTGTCTTTATTGCCTTGCAGAAGAAAAACGTCACGCAGTAGAGAACGAAAGCGCGGAGTACGTTGCGGAGATCATTGCATTCGAAAAAACCCTTTAATATGCCACAGTTCGAAGAGGTAAAAGTTTGTCCCCATTGCGGGGCTTTATCAGAAGAAAGGTTTTCCGGTGACGAGGGATGGTCTTTTTGTACTGATGGTTGTGGTTGTATTGAGGGCGAAGGCTCGGTTCAAAAGTTCCTTTGCCATTCCTGTGAGACTGTTTGTGACGAAGAAAAATGTAACTGTCAGCCCCTTTAAATAAACCCACTATGGAAGAAATAAAAACACCTGAATGGTTTGATGCCCTCATAAAAGAACGTGATTCCCTCGGCGCCAAATTAATTTCTTAATAAT